ACTGGAATCCTATATTGATTTCATTAGTACGTAGAGCTATGCCAAATCTCGTTGCATACGACATTTGTGGTGTTCAACCAATGACAGGCCCAACAGGTCTTATCTTTGCTATGAAAGCAAGATACAACGACTATCCGACAGCTGGAAGAGAAGGTAAAACTGAAGCGTTATTTAACGAAGCAGATACTAGATACTCTAATCAGAATCAGACCGTTGCAGATGGGGCCCAAGCGACCCAAAATTCTGACCCTTTTAACTCCGACTATGCTTCGCATACAGGAGCAGGGATGTCTACAGCAAGTGCAGAAGCACTTGGTGATGTTGAAGCATCAAACGGTTTCGCTCAGATGGCATTCAGCATCGAGAAAGCAACTGTTACAGCAAAATCCAGAGCATTAAAAGCTGAGTACACACTCGAATTAGCACAAGACCTCAAAGCAATCCACGGTCTTGATGCAGAATCAGAACTTGCAAATATTCTTTCATCAGAAATTCTTGCAGAAATCAACCGTGAAGTTATCAGAAATGTTAACGTTCAAGCAAAAACAGGTGCTGCTGCAACTGCTACTGCTGGTACGTTCAACTTAGACGTTGACGCAAACGGAAGATGGTCTGTTGAGAAATTCAAAGGATTATTGTTCCAAATCGAAAGAGAGTCAAACCAAATTGCTAAAGATACACGTAGAGGAAAAGGTAACTTTATCCTATGTTCATCTGACGTAGCAAGTGCTCTTTCAATGGCAGGTGTATTAGATTACGCTCCTGCTTTATCTACTAACTTGAACGTTGATGACACTGGCAATACATTTGCTGGTATCCTAAACGGAAGAGTCAAAGTATACGTCGACCCATATGCTGGTGTTGACTACTTGACAGTAGGTTATAGAGGAACTAACCCTTATGATGCTGGTCTTTTCTATTGCCCATACGTACCATTACAAATGGTTCGTGCAGTAGGCGAGAACACGTTCCAACCAAAAATCGGTTTCAAAACTAGATATGGTATGGTAACAAACCCATTCGTAGGCCCTACACCTGCTGACGGACTTGCTACTGCTGGAACTAACCAGTATTACAGAAAATTTGCAGTGTCAAACATTCTGTAAGGTTATTCTTAACCTCATTACTTCGGTAATACTAAAAAGGACTCTTTCGAGTCCTTTTTTTTTGGCTTTGCAGTGGCACGTTGCAGTATCAGAAGTCACCCTCTGCAACTTGAACAACAGTGATACCTCTTGCCTTCCACATTGCAACAACTTTGTTTCTGTCATCGTATACAAGGTCAATCTTACCACCAAACTCTTCGAATTTATCTGCAAGGTCGGACTTGAACACTTCATCGGGTCTGAAGTCACCTTCGGGTCTAAGGAACAATCCTTGATGACCCTTACCAATCCACTCATCAATCTGAGCTTCAGTAAGACTTCTTTGTGACTCGTTTCTTGCAGAGAAGAATGCAACATCATGTCCGTCTTCAATGTGTTTCTTTGCAAGGTCACACACCCATTGTACAGGAGTGTCAAATCTCGTCTGTTCTCTGAATGATTTCCAGACGGTAGGTTGATGGGTAACGTGATGTCTCCTATGCTCTACATCAGCAATAGTACCATCAACATCAAAAATTATAGTTTGTTTTTTCATGAAACACCACTAGTTATAAGTGCAAATAGAAACAATGACAATCCTTGTAGAAAGTCCTTATCCAATAGTCCAAGTTTTTTTATTTTTTTCATACCTGATTTCCTCATTATATACATAGTATACCAAAAAATGAGGGTCATTGTCAAGTCTTTTTTGTTTGTCTAAATACTAGTGTAAGAATAATCTTACATACACACAGGAGACTATTATGTCCACAAAATCAGGGTTCGAAATCCGAGCCGATCTACTATCCCAAGCACAAGGAATTCTTACTGATAATTATCAGAGAGAAGTCGATGCTGTTTATCTACACAATGATAACAATCCCAATGAGAAGAAACCCTTACCATTGAGAGAGATTATGGGAGATGAAATCATTCTAGTTGCAAGACAACTAAATGAGTTTGTTACTGAAAAGTAACGATTTGGGGGGAAACCCCCATTTTATTTACCTAAATATAGGTATACGGAGAATATTATGAGTGAATACAAAAAAACAGTGAAGGTTCTAGAGGGGCCATGGGAAGCAGAAACGTTTCCACAAGGTGAGGAAACAACGGATGTTATCTCTAGGAAGACCGTAACGACATATATCCAAGATGGATATCTATGTGAGAACACAGTAACGAGAGAGTATAGAGATAATGATTACTTCGATACCTCTTCTACTAAAAGGATAACAAGAATACATGGCTAGCATTAACAAATCAACTCTCAATAAGAATAATTTTAAACTTATTATTGATAAGCTTCCAACAGTCGAGTACTTTGTACAGTCGGTAAACATTCCTGGCCTGTCCTTTACAGAAGTGGAGTTTGGTGCTGGTGTTGGTCTTGATGCATTTTTCCCAGGCGACAAAGTAACCTTCGATAACCTTGAAGTGACATTCCTAGTCGATGAAGACTTAGAGAACTTCAAAGAAGTCTATGATTGGATTGGTGCAATTGTTCCTATACACGACTCAGGTGACTTTAGTAAGTGGACTGATTCTAAATCAACTAGAGGTGTCCTTGCCTCAATAGACAATGACCTTAACCAGTACAGTCAGATTACACTAGTAACAAACACTAACAAAAATATACCCAACAAATACTTCAGGTTCTATGACTGTTTCCCAACTGCACTTAGTGGCATGGAACTCAAGTCAGGTGAGTCAGGGGAGGCAGTCACATGTACTGTAACCTTTAGATTCACATACTACGACATAGAATCCACTAGTTAAAAACCCCTTTTCGTGATATAATTATAGTATGAACTTAGATGAATTGAAAATTGAGTGGACGAAAGATTGTGAGATAGACGATATCGAATTAGATACTGCATCTCTAGAAGTCCCTAAACTCCACGCAAAATACCAAGATTTACTTACCAGTAAACTAATCCTTGCAAAAACTTACGAATATAAGTATAACCTATTGTTGAAAGATAAGTGGTTGTGGTACAACGGTAAGATGGACTCAGATAGGATTAATGAACTAGGTTGGCCACACGACCCATTAGATGGTGTGTCTGTTATGAAAGCAGATATGCACTACTTCTATAATGCAGACCCCGATCTAGCACAACTAAAAGCACGACAAGAACTATTGAAAATAACTATAGATTTTCTTAAAGAATGTATGCAAAACATTACTTGGAGACACCAAACGATTAAGAACACAATCGATTGGAGAAAGTTCATGGCTGGGAGTTAATTATGATATTAGAAAATTATATTTGGACTGCACCTTCATTCTTCACAAAGGAAGAGGTTGCTCAAATCCATGTTGCATCTGAAAAGTTGCCGTTGAAAAATTCAATGATTGGACAGACCAATCGTACCCAAGACTCTGAAGAGTCGTCTTCAGAGGGTAAGACAGACCATTCTATTAGACAGGGTGGTAACAAGTGGTTCATCAATGAAGAAAATCATATGCCGGCACACCTCAATGAGAAGATGGCAGCTGCACTTAATCAGGCAAACATGGATTCACGATGGAATCACACCATTGAGTATCAAGAAAATCCTCAGTACACTATTTACAATGCACCCAAAGAAAAAAAAGGTGGTGACTTCTATACATGGCATACAGATGCCGGGCCGATACACTACGATAATGGAATGCACAGAAAGTTATCAATGACTATTCAGTTATCAGAGCCAGATGATTATGAGGGTGGACACTTTCAGTGGTTAGAACCTCATAGACAATTTGATCGTCTAAAGCAAACAGACAACACAATCAATATTGAAAACAGTATTCAAACAGTCCCATTCTCTGCCAGAGAGATAGGAAGTGTCATTGTATTTCCATCATTCTTATATCACCAAGTAACACCTGTACTATCAGGCTGTAGAAAATCCTTGGTAGTTTGGTATGTTGGAAAACCCTATGTCTAAACCCATCGTCACAGTAACCAAGCTTGATGAAGTCTTCATGCAAGTTAATTGTCCCGATGACGGACTGGCAAAAGACCTGTTCGATTTCTTTTCATACATGGTTCCTAATCACAAATTCATGCCATCATTCCGTTCAGGGTTTTGGGATGGTAAAGTAAGACTATTTTCAATCAAGACAAGAAAAATTTATATCGGTCTACTCCCATATGTTGATGAGTTCTGTAGAGAACGAGGATACGACTTTCGGGGGGTGCATGATGTAATAGGTGAGAAGATTAGAAACTTGCCTGAAGTAGAAAAGGAGTTCAAACAACAACTAAAGTCGTGGGACATTCCAATGGTTCCTAGAGACTACCAATTAGAGGCATTCAAAAGTGCAATCGGATATGGACGGCAATTACTATTATCTCCAACAGCAAGTGGAAAGTCACTTATCATTTATATGTTGGTACGATGGTTTAATACTAAAACTGTCATCATTGTTCCTACTACATCACTTGTAGAACAGATGACAAAAGATTTTCAGGAGTACGGTTACAAAGACCCGATCTGTAAAATCTATTCTAAACAACCAGTCTTCGATGCAGACATTACCATTACAACATGGCAGTCATTTGCAAAAGCCCCCAAAGAAGTACTTCAATCATTTGGAATGGTTGTAGGAGACGAGGCACATTTATTTAAAGCAGATGTACTGAAGGGTATCCTAGAGAAGATGAAGGACACTGCAATACGAATTGGTACGACAGGTACACTGGACGGAAGTGAAGTCCACAGACTACAACTGGAAGGTTTGTTTGGCCCAGTGAAGAAAGTCATAACTACAAAAGAATTGATGGATGAGGGAACGATTGCAAATCTTTCTATAGATTGTGTCATACTACGTCATACTAAACAGAAGAAAACTACCTATGTGGATGAGATGGATTATCTCGTATCTCACGAAGGTAGAAACGACTTTATATGCAACCTCGTGTACAGTCTTAAAGGAAACACCTTGGTGTTATTCCAGTACGTAGAGAAACACGGTGCTGTCCTACACAACAAAATGATGAAACGATTGGATGATCAGTTACACTATGTGTACGGTGGAACAGATGTGAAAGACCGAGAAGAGGTGAGAGTCCTTGTTGAGAAAGCAAACGATAATGTTATACTTGCATCATATGGAACCTTCTCTACAGGTGTAAACATTAAGAAGATAGATAATGTAGTCTTTGCATCCCCATCTAAATCACGAATTAGGAACTTACAATCAATTGGTAGGGGTCTAAGAAAGGCTGAGGGAAAGACCACCATGAGATTGTTTGATATTGCAGATGACCTACAATGTAACAATTATACCCTGAAGCACCTTAAAGAACGTATAAATATATACAACGAAGAAGGATTTTCATATGAGATTAAACAGTTCAATTTAAAATGAAACATTTAAACGATATACATATGGGGTACTTCAAACATCTTGTTCATGCATGGAGAATGGCATTCATTCTTATTGTTCATGGGTTCTTTCCATGGGTATGGGAAACAAAGGTGAGTGATGAAATTATGTCATACCACAATGAGGAGGCCGAGAATGAAATATGAAGTTGTAAAACTTAGGACTGGTTCTGAAATCTGTGGAATGATAAAGGACATGGATGAGTGGATTGAAATCACACTCCCAATGATATGTCAATTGACTAAGATGGGAGCTATGGAAACTCTTGCTACGTTCATACCATACGCACCTTTAAGTAAAGATTCTATTATCACCATTGCAAGAGATGATGTGATGCATAGAAGCAACTTGAATGAACAGTTCATACCGTTTTACGATGAAGCATCCTCTAGATGGTTAACCATGGTAGAGTCTGAAACAATTCCATTAACTAACAAGATGCCTACTAAGGAGATGGTATCACGAACAGTTGGTGCCATGTTAGAGAATATGACAGACGAAGAGTTGGATGCTTTTGAAGATGAAGAATTGATGGATGACCTTACTCCACCTATGGATAAAGCATTATTGCATTGATCAAATGATGCACTTTTTGTTTGTCTAAATATCCGTGTATAATTAAATATACAAATAACTTATATAACTAAAGGAAAACCATGTCCACAGCAATTATGATTGCGAAGAGCATGGTACGAAAAGCTAGAGAAGTTTCAGATAACAGATTCGTCTGTAAGATTTGTGACACTATCGAATTTCTAGTGCTGTTGACTCTTCCGTTTGCCCTCCCATTTCTTGTGATGATCACAACAATCAAGGGATATTAAAACAACACCCAAAACCCAGTGCAGAGGTAATTCTTTGCACTAATTTTGCAACCCTAAATAAATGTATGAAGAAGAATAAGGTGACACGTCCTGTATCCCTTATTAGTATATTCCCCTTGGGACATATTAATTTTAACACAGATTTCTGAGGAGTCAAGTGGGTTTCTCAAAATACTTCAAATTAATTAAATTCACTAATCACTAAAAACCCCCTTGTCAATACCCGATTTATCCGTATAATAGAGGTATGACTACTAAAAAAGCAATCAAGAAAGACCCAAAGAAAGCAGTCCATTACGTATCCAACAAAGATTTCACAATTGCTGTTGCAGAATATGTTGTACTCCTTAAAGCTTCAAAAGAAAACGGAACCGAGAAGCCTCGTATGTCAGAGTATATCGGTGAGTGTATTTATAAGATTTCTACTCGACTATCGACTAGACCTAACTTTATAAACTACACATATAGAGACGAGATGATTTGTGATGCAATCGAAAACTGCATACAATACATCGGGAATTTCAATACAGAAAAGTCTAACAATGCATTCGCATATGTTACTCAGATTTGTTACTATGCTTTCCTACGAAGAATACAAAAGGAAAAGAAACAAGTCTACATTAAACAGAAATCAACCATGGAATCAAGTATCACTATGGATTCGTTTTCTACTATAGATGGTCAACATGACCCCATGCTCACGAATACAAATGTCGAATGGTTACAGGAACACATGAATCACGTAGAGTATGCACCCCGAAAATCAAAAAGAGCAGCAAGCAAAAAGAACAATTTGGAAACAAACTTCTCTGAAGAAGAACCAAATCCAATAGAGGACTAAATTATTAAGATCGCTATATTAAATGACACCCACGCAGGTGTTAGGTCGGATATGATAGAAATGGCAAAGTATCAAGGTCGTTTCTACGAGGAAGTTTTCTTCCCATATCTAGATGAACATGATATCAAACAAGTTATCCACTTGGGAGATTACTTTGACAGACGGAAGTATATCAACTTCTCCAGTCTTGCAGAGAATAGGAAGCACTTTATTGACCCTTTGGTCAAGAGAGGAATTCACATGGATTTGATCTTGGGTAATCATGACACCTATTATAAGAACACCAACGATGTAAACTCCCCCGAACTGCTACTGTTCAATGAGAGTAACATCAATGTGATACAAGAACCTCAAATTAAAGAGTACGATGGATTTAAACTTGCACTAGTACCGTGGATTAATCCCGAGAACTATGCAGACTCAGTTGAGTTCTTATTGAACGCACCCAGTACACATTGTTTCGGACACTTTGAGATCGAAGGTGCATTGATGCAGCCTGGATTTAATTGTCCACATGGACTAGATCACACATACCTAAAAAGATTTGAACAAGTGTTGAGTGGACACTTCCACCATAAATCTGAAGTGGGCAATGTTAGATACCTAGGTTCTCAAATGCAATTCACTTGGTCAGACTATAATGACAACAAGTACTTCCACATCTTTGATACGGAGACTTTGGAGATACTACCTGTTCATAATCCGATCACGATGTTCGAGAAAGTCTTCTATGACGACACTAAGTTCGAAAAATTCGAAGACATTAATGATATGGATTTCTCAAATGTTGCAGGAAAGTTTGTAAAGCTTATCGTTATTAATAAGGACAATCCATATTGGTTCGACACATTCCTTGATAAAGTACACGCACAAAATCCGTTACACTTACAAGTAGTTGATGACAACAAACACATGGACTTCTTTGGTGACGATGATATGGAAGACATTGAAGACACTCTTACTATACTAGGAAAATATGTTGACGGACTAGAGATACAAGGGAAGAAAAAACCCCTTAACGAATTGATGACTTCATTGTATAATGAAGCTTTAGATCAGCACAACTACTTATGATTATATTTAAAAAAGTACGGTGGAAGAACTTACTTTCATCGGGTAATAACTTTACCGAAATACAACTGGATTCTCATCAAACTACACTGGTTCTAGGTGAGAACGGTGCAGGGAAATCTACACTACTAGACGCAATGTGCTTTGGTTTGTATGGACGTGGGTTCAGAAACCTCAAGAAAGAACTCCTTATTAATAGTGTAAACGAGAAAGGACTATTAGTAGAAGTAGAGTTTACTATCGGTAGACGTGAATACAAAGTTATCCGTGGTGCAAAACCAAACAAATTTGAGATACACGTAGATGATGTGTTCGTTAACCAAGACGCCACGGTAAGGGACTATCAAGAACACTTAGAGAAGAACATTCTCAAGATGTCGTATCGTTCATTTACACAAGTTGCAATTCTAGGCAGTGCAAACTTCGTCCCCTTTATGCAGTTGAAAGCCAAGGACAGACGAAACCTTGTAGAAGACCTACTCGATATTAGTATCTTTAGTACGATGAGTGATATACTGAGAAAAAGAGTATCTAACCACACTGTAGAGATTCGAGAGAACGTCCATGAGATAAATATCATGGAAGAAAGAATTCAAGGATTGTCCTCACAACTAGAAGCATTACGTGAGAACCGAGATCATAAGATTGGTAAGTTTGAAACAACTATCAACGAAACCAACACGAATATTGAAGACCTTTTAGGAAAGGTAGACGAGAAGACTACCGTTATCGGAGAGAAGACCAGTTCTATCTCTGATAGAGACCCACAAGGTGACCGACTTAAACAAGCAATGGATATTTCCAAAACACTGGAAACTAAACGACAACGCATTATTAAGGAGATTGAATTTTATGAGTCAAATGATAATTGTCCAACCTGTAAGCAGGATTTAGATGAGAAACACAAAGAAACTCACGTTGCAGAGAAACAGGCAAAGAAGGAAGAGTTGGCACTTGCACTTGAGCAAATCGCCAGAACCATCGAAGATTCCACCAATAGAATGGAGGAGATTAGAAGAGTCCAAGAAGGAGTAGATTCCCTTCAACGACAAATCTCAGTTCTCCAATCAGAAATTGTTTCAAACCAAAAGTACATCGGCAAACTTCAGAAAGAGATTGAAGACCTAAAGACAGAAGCTTCGGTTAATAACAATGCACAGGATATGATTGACGACAACGAAGAGAAGTTGGATATACTACACTCTAAAAAAGAGTCCCTTGTATCACAGGGACACTACTACGACATTGCACAAACATTGCTCAGAGATCAAGGTGTTAAACAGAAGATAATCAAACAGTACGTTCCAGTGATGAACAACATGATTAATAAATACCTTGCATCCCTAGAGTTCTTTGTTGGGTTTGAATTAGACGAATCTTTTGAAGAGACTATTAAGTCTAGATTCCGAGATGTATTCAAGTACGACAATTTCTCCCAAGGAGAGAAGATGAGGATTGACCTTGCCCTTCTGTTTACGTGGAGAACTATTGCAAGAATGAAGAATAGTGTGAACACTAACCTATTGATTTTAGATGAAGTGTTCGACTCGTCTTTAGACACAAACGGCACAGATGACTTCTTAAAGTTACTAAACACCTTGACAGAAAAAACTAACTGTTTTATAATTAGTCACAAGGGTGAAGCACTTTACGATAAATTTAACAATGTTATCCGATTTGAGAAACATAAAAACTTCTCAAGGGTTGCAGAATAGATAAATAGTATTATGAATTCAATAGATAAAATCTTAACATTACGAAAACAGCTTATAACCGAGGCTAGTACTAATGCTTCAACACACTTTGAAGGTGTGATTGTTGCTTGTACCTCTCACGCACGTCTCTCTAGAGAAAAATTCATAGCAGAAATGAAGAAAGACAATTATGTCCAAGCTTTCATTAGAACTGCTAAAGGTAGTGATTTTGCAATTAGTGGAAAAACTAAAGAAGAGTCCTACGACATTTTATATGACTTTGCAAAAATCTGTAAAAGTAGAATACCCGCTGGAACAAATGATGCTGGATATGGTCAATCGAAACCTATTATATCACCTTTTTGGACAGATATAACTGGTAAAGGTAAAGACACTTCAAAAACTGATATACTTTTAGGTGGAAAAAAGTGTTCTGTAAAGGGCCCAATAGCACAATTGATGTCAGGTAAAAAGGCTGAATCAAAAGCAACTATATTAGCTGCAATAGAACAAAGTAAAATAGGTGATAAGTTAAAAAAGGATTTATTAGCTGCAGTTGATAATTTTGTGGACAATACACGAACCATCGGTGAAAAAATTGATTCAGGAACCTTGAAAAAAATGACTCCTGAAGAAGCAGCTGCCTCAGGTAACGCTGCAGTAAAGGAAATAATAGACGAACAGGAAAGAAACAAAGACAC